TACTTTAGATTCGGGGTCAACATCGTACCGATAATGACGCAAACATTGTAGCCCTTCTTCAGTATTTTGCCTATCAAAGTAGCATCTATTGAATATAGTTCTGGCTGCGTTAATGCTATCTGCCACCGGCACCCGATCCAATACCTGCACCTTGTAGCCAGTTGATCGTACTATTTCTTCAATTGATTTGCCGGTGCCTAATGATTTAGCTTTAGCATCATGCGGCAACCATATCGTGTCATATAAATACCCAAACGATTGCAGCTTGGCCATGTAATAACTTATGGTTTGCTGGCTATCTTCAAAGTAGCGCAATAGCCTAGTTTCCTGCCCTACAAATTGCAATATCCAACAAGCAGTTTGATCTGCCCACCCTAAGTCAAATACAGCATGAACTGGCTTAGTAGCATCATAAGGAACATTGCATATACGGCCTTCTAATTCAGCCATAGTCAATTCTTTAGCAAATATAGCCCCATCTACCGTTTGGCGTGGAATTCCTTCCCAAACGTTGTTATAAGCTTCTATATCACGGCCTTGCAACGCACGGCGTTCTAAATCCAATACTTCAGGAAACCACGGGTTGTCGTTCCAGTTGATTTTTTGAACTACTGAATTTTCTGGTGGATTCAGCACGAACCGCTTCCAGGTTTCATCAGTCGGCAATTCAGGATTAAAGCTTATCCATATTTCAGAATCGGCTTTACGGATGGTTGGCACCAATACGTTCCAACTATTTGAACTAACTGATTGCGCTTCCTCTACCCAACAAATATCAATACCTTCAATGGATTTGACGTTGTTGGTGTTGTTCTTAACGCCTACAAATATAAATTCAGAACCATTTATGCCACGTATTGTGGTTTGGGTAATTTCGTAATGGGCTTCCAGTTCAAGCTTATTAATTTGGTCGCACAATAGCTTGTGTACCGAATCCCTAATACTTGTTTGAAATTCACGGGCGCACAATACCCGTATTGGTTGTTCGCATCCTTTTAACAGTAGCGCACGGGCTATGTTCCATGATTTAGAACCGCCACGGCCACCATAAAGAATTCTGTATCGTGATTTTTCAGGTACAAATAAGCATTTAAGTTTGGCTGGGAACCGAACCTTGGCCTTAATTTCCTGAATCGTTGACATTGCTTGGTTCTTCGAACGTTAATACAAATCCCGTTTTTAGCTGCATCCCGTCTGGACCACTAATTTCTTGTTTAACTCGATCTGAATAATTCTTTGGGAACCTGGCTGCCATTGATCTTGACCATAAGCCGGTGTTGATCCTTTCGCCATCCTTGTGTTCAATCAGGTTGGCTTGGGCTTTATCTTCCCACCAAGTTTGTGCGTACCCGTGGGCATCTTCCAAGGAAGTCCGAAATTCTTCGTGTTCTTCACGCCAACGCTTAAATGAAGTGATGCCAACACCTAGCATTGATGCCATTTGTTCGAAAGATTTGCCCAACTTACCCAGTTCAATCACCTTATCGCAAAAGGCTGGATCGTATTTAGATGGGCGGCCAACGGGGTTAGTCATTATGCAGCTTCTTTATCTTCACTAGCTTTTTTGACAATAGTTATATCTTCAGGATTTACCTTTGGCTGCTGTGCCAAGAATTGCTGGTTAGCTGATTCTAGTAATCTATTGTGCAATTGTTCTACCATTTCCATTGGTAGTTTCTTTAAGCCAGTTAATACTGCTTGGGCTTCTTGAACGGTTAAATCACCAAAATTAATAATCATTTCTTTCCTTTCATTGTTGATTTTTTTGCAGCTTCACGCTTTTCAGAATATGCGATTGCTACGGCTTGCTTTACCGGCTTACCGGCTTTTACTTCTGCCTTTATGTTTTCCTTAAAGGCTTTGTCACTAGTTGATTTCTTTAACGGCATGATTAGCAATTCCAATTTTTAAGTGAAGCTTTTGCTCGTTCCGCTGGTCCTTTAGCGTTTTTCACTACGCCTTCCATCCTTGCACAAAATGATTTCTTACGGCCTTCATCAGCTTTTGTTTTAGGATTTGGGGCAGGTGGCTTCAAATTGCTATCGTTTTTAGCGTTGTACTCCGCACGGCCTTTTGCAGTCATACCAGCACCTTTATCGGTGGCATTGTATGTTTTGCCTTTGCCGGTGGTCTTATGTTCAATTGGCTTATCGTGCTTTTTTGTCATTTCTTTGCCGTCTTAGCTGCTTGTTTAAACGCTTCTTTAGTTGGTGCGCCTTTAGTGCCAGGCTTACGCATCTTTTCTACTGGCTCACCTTCGGCTTTTTGGCGTTCAATACGTTCTTGCTTTTTATGAATGTTGGCATATAAGCCAGGTTTAGCAGCCATTTCTTTTTCCTTCACAGTTTTAACAGCTTTAAAAGTTTTTCTTGGTCTTACCTTTTTAACTTGTAACGTGGGTTCAATAATTTTAATAACTTTTGGTTCTGGTTGTTTATGCGGCTCAAAAAAATGCAGCACCCAGCTAACTAGTTGTTTGATCATTATGTTCCCCCGTAACAAAACATACGTCTTGCCATGACATTATCAGATAACGTTGGCCATTAGTAAAGTATTCTTGATATTTTAGATATTCGGCTTTCGGATCGTCACTCATGGTGCCAAATCTTACGTGTTCGCCTACTTGTACGGGCATGGGTTGGCGGCGGTTGCCAATCTTTTTACCTAGTCCTACTGCAACCACGGTACCCATGTTGTCATGTTCTTTGTTAGATACATGAATAACTGAACTTAAAACACGAACATCCGGCCTGACAACTATTTTGTCGGCCAGCGGTTTAAGTATAAAATCGGCATCAGCCATTGCAAGTTCTCCAGTTACTTGTAGTGGTTAGAAAACACCTAGTACCCTTCACGGCTAGGTGTTTTCGTTTATTACTGATTATTTAATCGCAGTTTTGATAGCAGTCACGGGTGTGCGTATAGCAAACACCTTCGGTACGGCCTGTGTTGAACTGATTGTCTTTGCCGGTCATATCTTCTTTGCCCATAGCAACGCCGTTAACCAGCTTGCCTTTGCGCTCGCCTGACATATCAGCAGCATTAGCACCTTTTGGTGGGGTTGCGCCAGTTGTTGAAGGTACGCCCTTCATTGAATCCATTTTGCCCATGTTAAGTTCTCCTATGTGATGGGTATTACAAACTACATTTTCCGCTATTTTACTACCTTGTCAATACTAAATTACTTCAATCATTACATCAACACCGCCGCCCTTACGTTGTTCTTTGCGTTCAATAGTCAAAATGTCAATCTGACCATCATTGTCATATACGCCGGCATCTTCTAAACCGTCTAAAACGGCCTTCAGTCGATTATCCAAATCAGTTACTACCTTTGATCGTGGATACAAATATAACGTCACATTAAGCCGTTGTTCGCCAAATTTAGGTATGTTCTGCGCTATTACACATTCAGATACTATACTTTTAAATTCACGGCCAGCTTTGCTTAATACCGTATTGCCCCTAAAGTTGCGCCAATAGGTATTTACGCTAGGCGGGTACGGAAGTTTAATTATCGTCATTTAATAATTGGTTTGTCTTTTCAAGCAAATCTTCTTCTGAAAATCCCCAAAACCTTTCAAATCCTTTATGTCCAAGTCCATGAATACTGGTACGTGAATCAAGTCTGTGGTGCCAGGCGCACAATGGGATTGTTGGTGCAAGTGATCGTTTGCCACCGTATCGCCTAATGTGATGGATTTCTGTGGGGGAATCTTCAATGTTTCGAACATCAATTTGTCGGCATAAGATACAGCCCAATCTGGCCAACTTTGCATAATGTTCTTTTTCCGCTTTGGTCATTCTATGCCGTTATAAATTCATCAATCAAATCTGATTGTGGCACAAAATAAGCCGGCCTTCCTTTTCCAGTTGGATCATTCCAATACTTTGGTTGTTTAGCATCCCTAGCAAACATATACCCACGAATCACATAATTGCCAAGTATTCCAGTAACCAAGTAATAACGCTTTTCGTCTTTGTCCGTTGGATGAACAATTAAACTTCCATTATCCAATTGCGTTTGGCGCACTTCGTATGGTCCAACATCATCCGATCCATAAGTGCCTTTGCCCCAAAATATTCCAAAATGCTTAGCTATTACCATTTCACCCATTGCCCCTTCAATACCCATTTGCCAGGTTTCAGTTTCTTTGGCACCGTATCTGTGCCGTTTACCATCCCGTTTGCATTGCAGTATTCTTAACGTGGCTTGCTGAACTGCCATCATCATTTCATCTTCTGTAAGATTAATTTGTATAGGCATCACGCAAACCTTTTGCAAATTCTTCTAATTTTTGTGCCATATCTGTAATGTCTAACGATATTTCATAAGCCCTAGCATATTCACCCTGCATGGTGGCTTCATAAAAATCTTTGCATAATCTGTGCAACGTTAGAAATGGTCCTGAATAGTTATCCATGTTTTTGATCCCTTTTTTTTCCCTGGCTTTGGTAAATACTTATTGATTTATGTTCAGCACATTGTTTGCAACGCCAGCCCCTAAATCTTGATTCTTTTTGTATGCCACCATGTATTGGTTTGTGCTGCTGGCAAGTTGTGCAAAATTTAGTGTCCATTGTTTTCTTTATCCTGCGCTAATCTGGCACGTAATGATGGAATTACATCATCAGCCCATTCAGGGCTGCCACCCATACTTATTTTTTCCAACGCATCTAATGCTTGCTGTAACAATTCTTCATCAGCAATTGTTTTTATTATTTTGTTATTAATTGTGTCAAAACCAATAGAATCTAAAAAGTATTCCAAATCAGTTTCATCAAACGTATATTCATCACCACTTGTGCTATATGCAACCATGCTTGCGTAATCTTTAGCTTTTTGTATGTAGTTCATTATTTTTCCTTTCTTCCATCATTGCATCGGCATATTCATAAGCTTCTTTTGCTGCTTCTTTTGGATTACTACATCCGCATGAAACGGAAAGCGCAACTGCTGCAAAATAATCACGCAATTCCATACCTTCAAATCTATTACCTGGGAAAGCTTTCATTTGCCACATACCTTTCTTCTAGCTTTTTCTAAATCGGATTGAAATAACCATTGCATACAAATTTCATTTACATGGTTTTCAGTTATCGTATCTGCACCAGCTGCATAACCACGTTGATAAGCTTCATCTTTGATGTTTTGTATTGAATGAACGATAAGCAATATCACCACTAATCCAATCGCTAAACTTCCGTAAAATTTAATCATCACTACTCATCCAAATATAAACAATTGCTGCGCCAATCAATACCCAACAAGCAGCACCAGTTAACATCAAAAAAAATGCAAAGAAATCCATCATATTGAACCCTTTCTACGGTTAGCCGATAATGTTTGCCAGATTTCTGTAATGCGTATTTCGTGCATCCGTTTGTTTTCTAGGGTCTTAAATTCTTTGTAAGCCCCTACCCATTCATCAACTGCATTTTTGTAGGATGGGCTATCTATAGCTTGCGCTTCACGTTCTGCTACCGTACCGCTAGATAGTAAAAATGCGTGGCTTTTAGCCTGTTTAATAAGTTCTTCTAACCGTTTTACTTCGCCAGATAATTCGGCGTGTTCTTCATCCGTTTCGGATAAATAAATTAATGCTTTTTCAACCCTGCTATCGCTTAACTTTTCTAAACTCATTTTTGCCCCCTTGCTTGAATAGCGTCAGCAGCAGATTCAAATGCAGCAACAACAGTTTTACTATGCCATTTACTTAAATCTAAACAGACTTTTGCACATTCGTTACGTTCTAATACAACAACATCATTAACAAGTTTAATTACCCATAAAGGAACTCGTCTGTGATTTGCTAATAAAAGTATTTGTTGATTATTCATTTCCATTCACCTTTTATCCCTCTGTTTCCCTTGTTCCATTGTGACCTGGCATCGTTTTCTAACTTCTTAGCTGCCGCATCACCCCTTTGTTCCCGTACTCGTTCAATATGTGACATTGCTTTGTTACGGTCCTGTACACGCCACCGTAAAATTTGTCTTATTTCACATTGGTGACGGTATTCTTCGCTGTTAGTATCTAACTCCATTGTTCAGCCATTGCATCCGCAATACCTTGAAAAGTTTTACTTCTAACTTTTGCCGATTTATTGTCTGAATACCATTTAGGTAATTTTTTGCCTGTAGGTGAAATATAAAATTCGCCTTTATCAACAATATTTGTATGTTTAAGTAACGGTAAATTTTTAAGCCATAAACAAGTAGTTTTTTGCGCTTTATCACCAAATTGCCACGGTTGAATTATTTGATCTGGCTTACGGTAAACGTTACTCATAATTCCAACTGGATTTTCTACTGCAATTTTTGGAATATTTGCATTAGCAATTGCTAAGAAAAAATCAATACCTTGTTGTTGCCTACCATCTTCACGTTTTTTAGCAAAATGCTTTGCACCGCTTACTGCTAAATGGGTGCATGGTGGAAAAGCAATCATCAAATCCCATCCATCATTAATAATTTGAAACACATCACCTTGATAATGCGGACCAGCAACATCAGTAGGAAGAATGTCGCAAGATACAGCTTCATGTCCTTTTTTAATAAAAGCATCCCTAACCGCACCAGAATATTCGCAAGCTATTAATATTTTCATGATATTTCCCTAATTTTTTCTGCAATTCTTTTTCTTAACTCTGGCCAACCCTCGCCTGATCTTGGTTTAACACCAACTTCTGCGGCTTTCTTCATTGTTAAATCATCATCCGAATACCACAATAATGCCGGCGGTGCCTTTTCTTTAAAATCTAATTCATCTTCCCAACGCCACCCATTTAACCAAGTTGACGCATGGGGCATAAAATCTGGTTCTGTTTGCTTTAGCTGCCAGTACCTAACATGGTTTGGCAATGCTTCCAAAGCAGCTTCTTGATCTTCAGGCTTTAATCTAATAAAAGCATCAAAAGCTTTTTTCTTATTAACTTTTCTTGGGTATAACTTCCAAAACGTTTCAAAACTCATTTTTATCCTTTCCTTTTATTCACCAATTTATTTGGTAAATATAACTTTACTAAAGATTACTTGAGTTGTAAAGCGCAATTTAAACAATTTAATAAATATTTCTGTATTTATTTCTGTATTTGTTTAGGGATTGCTTTTTGGTGGACGAACCTAGCCCACCTAGATTCGCCTTCAACTGTTTGCTTTTCGGAGCCACAGAACCCGACAGTCGTTCAGGAAACCGGCACTATCTTCGCCACCGGCATTTGCGCTATTACATTCCCTATCCCCTAGTGCGCTTGCGTCTTGACCGCTAGTGGTGATGAATCCCCAATCAAGAACGATTGAAAATTAGATTGGCAATAAAAAAAGGCTTTAGTGGCAACTCTGTGATTAGACGGCTTAAGAAAACGTTCTATTTATTTTCCTAAACCCACAAAATTGCCGCTAAAGCCTTATGTCATCGAGTGTCTAATTCCTCAACAATGTAAATATATCATAATTTACGGAATAAACAACTCCGGCCAAATTAAATGCCAATTATTTGGAAAAAGCTTTTTTCTGCTTACTTTGCCGTTTGTTTCTTTTTCTATCGTGGCCGCTATCATCATTAATGGTGCAGCCGGAATAGCGTTATTGTTACGCCATTGGCATACAGCCTGAACCGATACGCCGCATATTTTGGCCACTTTTGCTGGCCTACCCAACAAATCAATTATTTGTGCATCAGTCATTTATTTGTATCCTTTACTAAATATTTCTTTACATTGGTTCAATTTTACTTTACATTCTGAATTACGGCAATGTTGCCGTGAGTAACAAGGGGGAAAAAATGGAATTTAGATACGATATGGAACAAGATTTACTAGAACAATACAATGACCAGGTTCAAACGGAATTCCGTCTTGAAGAAATATTTGGCGCATTGGAACGTGCAGAGCCATTAGATGATGAAGAAATTGCGTTACTTCGCCACTCTTGCGGTATGCCAAAAAAAACCATCCAGCAAATTAAAGCAGAAGCGCAGAAACGCCTTTTGCGTGACATTTTTATTGATGCAACAAATAATTTAATTAAGGAAAAAAAATGATAGTAGCCCGTCAAAACAGTACAAGTAGCGATTTTAAATTACCACCAGCTGGTAGTTTTAGCGCACGTTTATATCGCCTAATCGACATTGGCACCCAAACCACCGAATGGATGGGTAAGAAAAAAATGCAGCGCAAAATCATAGCTATGTTTGAATTACATGGTGAAGATAATGATGGCCAGCCATTGTTGACCAATGACGGTAAACCGCTGGTTGTATCCAAACGCTACACGTTATCCCTAGATGAAAAAGCTACATTGCGTAAAGATTTAGAAGCTTGGCGTGGCAAAGCTTTTACCCAGCAAGAATTGGATGGTTTTAACCTGGAAGTATTGCTAGGCAAATTTTGCATGGTATCCATCACCCATACAGAACATGACGGTAAACAATACGCCAACATTTCTAGCATTAGCCAGGTACCTTCTGCGCTTAAAAAATTAGGCGAACCAAAAGGTGTTAATGAACTGATGATTTTTACGCTAGATCAGTTTGATCAAGGTAAGTTTGAAAAGCTTTCAGAAGGCTTACAAGGCGTAATCAGAAAATCAGCAGAATACCGCAACACATTTGAACCTAATTCACCACCTGTTACTTCCTCACCAATGGAAGAAATGGATGATGACATCCCATTTTAAGGTGGTCACATGAAATGCATTGAATGTAAATGGTTTGTGGGTACTGCTAACGATCAATACGGGGTTTGCAAACGCTACCCTGTAGTGCAGAACAAAACGCAACATGATTGGTGCGGTGAATATGTATCTAAGATATGTGAAATATCGGAAGCAGTTGCAGAACTCCAAGCAAAACGTGGAAGAAAGCCAAAAAATGATAATTAAAGAACGTCAATCTGAATCTGGTCATTGGTACGCCCGTGACGGTAGCCCAGCTTATACCGTACTTGGTAAAAATGGCCAGCCCCGTAATACAACGCTTCGTGACGCACGATCCAATGATTTGGTGCCTAGTGTTTCCGGTATTTTGAACGTGGCCGCCAAGCCAGGTTTAGATACTTGGAAGCAGCAGCAAGTTTTATTAGCTGCGTTAACTTTGCCTAGAAAATCTGATGAACCTGAACAAGATTGGCTTGAACGGGTAATGATGGATTCTAAGCAAACTGGCCGTGTAGCTGCTGAACGTGGAACTGCTATTCACGCAATTATTCAAGAATACTTTGAAGGTAAAGTAGTCAATGAATATGCAACCATGTGTGATGCAGTCAAGGAAGCTATAGATGGGCATTTTGGGAAGCTTTTATACGTGCCTGAAGTATCCTTTGCCCACCCGCTAGGATACGGCGGTAAGGCTGATTTAATAGCTGCTGCTATGCCTAATTTTGATGGTGTTTGCATTGATTTCAAAACCAAAGAAACAGAAGATATTTCTACGGTTGATGTTTATGCAGAACATGGTATGCAGTTGGCTGCTTACCGTGAAGGCTTCAAAATTCCAAAGGCTAGATGTGCCAATGTATTTGTTGGCTACAAAATGGTTGGCGGCAATGTTGTGTTTACCGGCGTTAAATTGATTGAACATGATCCAATTAACCTAGACCGTTACTGGCTTATGTTTACAAAATTGCTAGAATTTTGGCAATTAAAAAACAATCATTCTTAATTTTACAAAGCCGTTAACTAGACAATGAAGGATGCAACAATTTGGGAATTTTTCTAGTTTCAGCCCAATTTGCAATAGTTGCCAAATTCAGGCTTTTTTTTATTTACAAGTGAAGCAATCTTTAGTACATTAACCCTACCGCAATGTTGCGGTGATAAATAAAGGAATAGAAATGAACCGTAATCAAAAATCAAAAGCAGTTTGGACTTATGAATTAGATAATACTAAAACGTTTGCAGAACAAGCAAACCATGACAAAATTGATTACAAGTATGTAATTAATGAAGCTTTAACCGGCATCATATTTGTGGCTGCTGTACTTGCTGCATTATTCTTAACTGGTTGTTCAACGCCTGGCACCGTATATAGCCAAGCCCCTACACAACAGTTAGTATTGGATAAGCAAGTAGCTGGATTAACTAGAAATGAAATTATTAATGGCGTTACTGAATGTGAAGGTAACGGTTTACGTGCCCATGTAATTACCACTAAACGATCAATTAATGGTTTTAGTGCGGATATACCAATCGAAGTAACTTGTATGCCTAAGTACCGATATTAGGGGATTTTATGGATGAATATATTTGGACTGCCAGCGGCACCGATGTGACGATCCGGTGGCGTTTAAAAGGCTGGTTGCCGCCATCAGAACTAAAAGAATTTAGGGACAAATGGCGGTACTTCCAAAATCTTCCCTTACGTAATCTTGATGACAACGCAAAAGAACAATATGAACAAGTGCTACGTAAAGCCAAAGTAGCACGTATTACATAATTATTTTTTCATGGGGTGGGCTTTGTTCATAGGCTCACCTTCATGCTTCTTCAATTCTTTTTTCAATTCAAAAACACCACTACGCAATTGCATCATTTCTTTTTTTTCTTGCTTGTGTTCTTTATTTGTTTCTTTTTCTTTATGCATTTTATTCCCCTATTTTAAAAGGCCGTGTGCCTTTTTTATCAATAATCAAAGCCTGTTTTCTAGGCTCAATATCTTTCGCATTTGGAATACTTAAATGTGTCCAGGCATCAAATTCCCGAATAACTTGATCATACTGCAAACCTGATTTCACAATGGCCGCCACCACTTCGTTTGGTGTCATTCCTTTTACTTTTAAATCTGCTGCAACACCACGGCAATGCTGGCTAGTAGGTTTACCACCAACTTTTTTATTTGCTTCGGGGCTGCGGTATGCAGAATTAATATGTATTGGCTTGCCTAGTAAATTCCTTACTTCTTCTAAAAACAATGCCAGCCGGCGCAAGTTCATCAATACATCATTATCTGGCGTATTGTCTATATGGTATCTGGCTGCCGTTTCGCTGGCAGTCATTTCCTCTAACGTGAAGTTGGGCGATAAATTCATTTTTTTAATGCTAATGCTTCAGATTTATCTTTGCTGCCCTGGCTTGATCCAAAATAAAATGAAATCACTTGGGTTGCAGCACTTGTTAAAAAGCCCAGCGCATAAATCACAATGTTTTCTTGGCTATCTGGTATGTTCACAAACATTAGTATGCCAACCAATAAAAACGCTACACAAACAATACCAAGCGCAAGAATTGGCATAACCAACTTTTCTAGCCAATGAACATCAGGATTAGTAGCAATAGCCAGGCGCATTGCCCTAGCATCACCACGATCTTTTACTTCTTGTTCAAACATGAATTCTTCATGCTTCATGGCCGCTTCTTTTAATGACGATAGCTTTTCATCAGATAACTTGCCATCAGCATCCGGCGTTAACGTAATACCTAGCTTTTCCTCAACGTGCTGTACACCTTTATCAAGTACAGAATCAACTACCTTTTGCATACCTGCGCCGGCAAGTTGCGACAAAATTGGTACTAGTAGCGGTAACATCATTTAGCCCCTTGATCAAACATCCAGTTAATAAACCATGCAAACCCAGCAATAATTAATGTAATTACAAATCCACCAATGCAGTTGTAAATAATATTAAATGTTTTAGCCCTAGCCCGTTTCTTACGCATCTTTATAGCAGCTAACGCTAACTTAGCTTCTGTGGCTGCTTTCCTAGCTGCTTCTGCTTTTTCTTCACGTTCTTTTCGTAACTTAGTTAAACGTTCAGAAAAATCATCCCACATCCCAGGTTCATCAAAATGATAAATAAAGTAATGTTTAATCTGTGCGTAATACTGTTTAATTTCTCGATCCATCGCCATCATATCCATGACGTATTCAGCATCAGATATTGGATCAACTACTGGCTGCCCATTGGCTATAGCTTCATCTTGGGCTTTTTTGGCATCTTCTAACTGCGATCTGCCAAGTTCATATTTACTTGCCGCTGTGAAAAACTTTTTTATCGGTGAAAGTGATTCGCCTAGTTTTTTCCCCGATTCAACACATTCGTTTACGCTATCTATAGCTTCTTTAGCTTCATCAGCAGCGGATTTAATGCTATTAATTACTAGCTTAACGCCTTGGATAGCTAACCCTATTGTAATCGGGTCGATCATAATGCACCTTAACTTTTGCTAAACAAATGTATTAACCAGCCAACTCCCGTACTAAATGCAGATATAAACAACATTCCCATCCAAAAACCACCACGGCCACGTTCGGCCAAGTAACATAATTCTTCTAGCTTAGATTCTAGTTTGTCTATTTTCTTATTCATTTCCTCTAATTTTTTTTCGTTATTTTCCACGGTATTCCACAACACGCCGTATTTAACTGGATCAAGTTCAAATGACATATTGTTCACCATTATGTTTTCATGATGTATGCTAATGCGTAATACGGTGGCAAGTTTGCGCCAGTACCGCTTGAACCAGCAGAAGCATTTGATACAGAAATTCCAGTTGTTGCAGTAGAAATACTGCCAAAAGCTTGGTTTGTTACACTACCATTTGCACCACCAGTAGCTGTTCCAGTTGAACCGTATGCAGTTGTAGTATGTGTGTGACCAGGATCAGTTACAGTTGCAGTATGTGTATGTGAAACAACAATAGCATCAGCAGTACCGCCAGTTGCGCCAACTGCATAAGTAGAACCAGCCGCAATAACAAAACGATCACGTAAATCTGGCGTACCGTTTGATCCATTACAAAGCACCCATCCGGCTGGAATAGAACCAATTGATCCTGACCAAATAATGATCATCCCAGCAGTAAATGGACTAGTTGTTGCAGAAGCATTTTGTAAAATTGGATACAAATTATCCAAAGTTTGCAACGTTAAACCAGCAGATGTTTGAATAACAAACTTATAGCTATATCCTGTTTGCATCCATATTTCATTTGGTGTTCGGCCAGCAGCATCCAAAATAATTGGATTTGTATTTGGTATTGTGCCGTTATTGGTTGTGTAAGTTGTCAACGGCGTACTAGAACCAGCCTGGTAGGTATAAATTAATCCACCAGATAATGGCACCCCGTTATTGTCAAAAAATTGCTGGCCATTGCCAACTGGTGATAAAAGAACTGATGGCATTATTGTTTATCCTATTTAATTAAATCTTGAATATCAACAAATCTTTGCTGCGTATTTTCTAAAGCTTTTTGTTCTGCTAAAGCTTCTGCTTTTGCACGTTTTGTAGCCGCACGGCCACTTAAAATTTCATGCGTTATTAATGCCGGTACACCCATGCCAACACCACCAGTTGCAGTTTCAGCAGCAACTGCGCCACCTTTAGTAATTAAATGTTCTTTAATTTTTGAACCTAATTTTTGTTCAACGTTAATTTTTTGAACTGCTGCGCCTTTGTAACCAGTATCAGTAGCTAAAATATGAACAGCATTATGGTAATCACGTAAATTGTTCATTTCTTCCGGCGTAAACAATCTGTTCATAACTTCACTATTAGCTTTCATAAAATCAGTAACTTGCTTTGGTGTCTTTTTAGCAGCCAAATTATTAGCAAATTGCGCTTTAATTTCTGCTAAAGCAACACCGGCTTGTGGTTGTAAACTTTCAGGAACATTTCTTAAAGTTTCAATAACGTGCGTTATTTGATCTACCGGCATATCAGCAATGTTTTGCGCTATTTTTTCTATATCAACTTTACGATTAATTTTGTTTGGACCTTCAGCATTTAATATCTTAGAAATGCCATTTGGATTGTCTAAAGTGTTTTTACGTAAAGTTACTAAATCACGGGCTTCTTTATAAAATGGCGTGCTTTGGTCTATGTTTGCCAAAACATCAGCATCTACCGCATCTTTTAATTGACGATGCAAATTAGCGTTTTTACTATCCCAATTTTCATTTATAAACTTACGGAAATTTTCAGCAGTTTTAGCATCAGTTGGTAATAAATTACCATCTTTATCCATCATTTTTAATTGCTTCATTCTTGCTTTAGCAATATTAGTTAAACCAATAGTTTCTGTATTAGCTAAAGTTAGTGATTCATCATTTAAAATGTTTGCAATGTTTTGCGCTTCAACTGGAATATCTTTAGCAAGATTATCCCGATCTTTATATACCTTACTAATAGCATCATCAAAATGCGTTTCTAAACCTTGTAGTGGTTTTAAGATTGTATTGCCACGTCTGTAAAGCGAACTTTCATCTAATCCTACGGTTCCACCAGTATTTTTAACTTGTTGTTCAGCATAATCAGCTAATCGTTTTTGTTCTTCTGCAAACTTTTCTTTTAAGAAATTACCAATTGCTGTATCCGTGTTTGATGTAGCATAGTTAGTAGCACGTTCTTTGCCTTTACCTTCAATAGCTGCCAAATCTGCCTTATGATCTGATCCTAATACCCTATTTAATGTTTGGGCACGGGCAAATTGTTCATCTATTGGTAAACCATTTTCAGCATATTTAATTTCAGTAAATGGCGCATCAGGCGTTGTTGGTTTAGCTGATCCAACTGCCGCATTTCCTGTGGTAGGCGTTTCTGTCAGCGTACCTTCCGCATAGGGTTGACGTTGTGATTCTTGACGTTGTTTTAATTCATCAAAATTACGTTTTAAATTTTCTGCTGGCGTTTCATTTATTGGCGTTTCTTTTTTAGATTTCAATGCGTCAAATGAAGATTGCAAAGTTTGTTTGCCACCTTGGTAAACTTTTTTAGTAATATTTGCCGCAACTGGTGCCGCTTTAATCATAGCAGCGTTCATAAACCATTCTGCATCAGCTTTTGACATACCAGTTTCTTTAGATATGACATCAGCACCTTTTTCCATGTTTTTGCTAACGTATGTCATAAGCCGTTGTGAAGCTTCAGCGTTATACATTGGATCGTTAGTAATGCCAAAAGCTTTGCCTATCGGCTTATCAAATAATTTTGTTGTGTAATCTAATATATCCCTAGGCGTTATTGCTCTATCGTATCTATCACCAATTTTTGCATCACCAAAAATAGCTTTTGCAGCTTCAGAACGTGGCTTTGCCTTGCTTGCAGTTTCTTCAAACAATCTAGCTATTGGCGTTCCAACAAAGTTAATTGCGCCACCTACACCGCCAAGAACGGTATCAGCTAAAGCAGCAGTTTGTTTAGGTAATTGGTTTGTGTAGTAATCAGGATTGCTTAGTGTATCTTTAGCTGCAATTAATTCATTTTTAACGTTTGCAAATTGATTTTTTACTTCTTGCTTTACGCCACCAAGTTGACCTTTAGCTTCAGGCGCAACAACAGCAGCAGCCGGTGCAGTAACAACACCTTGTCTATTTAAATACATTGCTATTGGGTCAACATCTTGACCATCAGGCATAGTAATATCTTGATTTGGTTTTGCGTATTCTTTTTTAGGATTAATTTCTACGTGAACTGGATCACGTTTACCGTAAGGGCGATGTAGCCCAAACTTGTCTAAATAAGAATCTGGCAATATGCCAGGCAATATATCTATTGCATTTTCATGAAAATATTCACGGCCAGGATATTTATCAGGATCAACTGCCATAAAGCCAGTAGTTTTTGAACCTGATTTTCTAGCTTGAAATTCCCTAGCTTGTTGCTCCCTAGTTCTTCTGCCGCTAGTAATTGGAAGCGGTATGCCTTTAGGATTTAATTCTTTATTGTTCATCCAATCAGCGTTTAGTGCTGCAATACGTTCTTTTAAATCAGGATTAATGTTTTCTATGTCAGCGTTAACATTTACTGGAACCTTAGTATTTACGGGCGCAGCTTTTTCAGGCCGTTTTAAATACTGGCTTAAAGGATCAGCATTTTCATCTAAAAGTTCAGTAGCCATTATTGAAAATTACCTATACTTAAATCATGAAGAATTGAACTTTTTTCTTTAATCTTTTCCAATTCTTTTGGTGTCATTTTGCTTGTAATTTCATTAATACGATTTTGTTTTTCAGTTTGTGACAAATTAGAATTTGAAATATTTCGCATTTGAAAAATACGTGGATCATAATTTTGTTTCCATGCGCTTTCAAATTTTTTTGCTTGTATCTTGCCGTTAATAATGCCACGTTTATCTATATACTTATCTAAACCTTCTGAAAACATTTCTGCTGCTGTGGCTTCAGCTTTAACTTGTTGCATAATTGATTTAATTGCTTCTGGACTAATTTTTTCACTACCACTAAGTTTTGCATTTAAATCACGGGATGAATCAGTTTTATCTAATCCCATAATTGAAGCATTTCTGGCTTGAATTTGTGCAAGATTTTTGACCAATTTTTCAAGTTCTGGATTTTCAAAAACGTAACCAGTAATTTTGCTAAATGTTTGACCTAATTTAGTACCACTTGCAGAACTTAATAAATTTTCAACATTACGAACATTTTGTTGCAAATCTTTTGGAATTTGTGCGCTTGCAATTGTATTTCTAACTAATTCATCGCCAGTTTTATAAGCATCTTTTTGAAACTCATTTAAATTAATAATGCCACTTTGATCTGGAACAAATTTTAAAGTTTCATCTTCATTAATTAATTTTCGCAATGGTTTAGTTTGTTTTTGTTCTTTAGTTTGTGTTGATGCAGGTGTTGGTGTGCCGCTTCCGCCACCTACTGGTGCAACTTCAACTACTGGCTTATTACCAGTTGTTGATTGTGTGGTGGTAACAACAGCAGTTTGACCACCAACAGTAGTCAATGCAGCACTAGGTGCAAATCTTGATTGTTGTTCGGTCAACGATAACATTTCATTTGCGCTTTGAATTGCAGTTTTAGGCAAATTTGGATTTGGTTTGCCTTGACTTGCTTGGGCACCAATTTGTAAATTGGATATTGCCGCATCAGCATAACGGTGAATGTTTTTGCTATCAGGAAATTGATTTTTTAAATTGTTTAACTTATCCATATATACTCTTGGATCAGTTACGCCGGCATAACCTAAAGCAGAATAAACACTAGCAACTACATTACGTTCTTTTTGATCAAAATTTAATTTTGATTCTTTAGCATCCGTATTGTTTTTAGCCAATTGATTATATTTTGCAGCATATTCATGACCTGTTAATGGTGCAATTACTGGCAATGCAGCATTAATTTTATCTACATCAATTTCACCTTGATCATTTTTCCAATTTTTTCCATCTTGAAAATTAAAAAAACCTTGAATTTCTTTTTGTTCAGCCGCAACAGCTTTAGCTTTTGCTGCTTCTATTTGTGCAACATCAGCCTGGTTAGAATAAGCTTGAAGTTTTAGCAAATCTGCCAAACTTGTTGGCTGTGTTTTCGGTTCTAAATTTACTGTAAATTGTGGCATATTTTCACCTAAACTTTTGCGTAATTAACCATTTTGTAGCCATCTTGTCTTGTAACAACAGCATCAGGAATTATTTGCTCAACTTCATGCGCCATTACGCCAACATATTTACCGTGGCCACAATATTCATCATCTTTAAATTCTGGTTTGTATTCATATGAATAAACTGGTAAACCGTTTGGCAACCATCCTATAGTTTTAATATTTTCTTTCATTCTAATATCAGAACCAGTATTCATTATTGAATTAGGATTTTTTAAGCTATACAACATTGCGTAATTACTTATACTGTTTAAGCCGCCAGCTAAAGCATTACCAGCAGCCATTGTTCCAGCAGCTTGTGCGTTACCAATACTGGATAGCATATTAGAAGCATTAGCAGAAGCACCAGTTGCAGCATTTGCAACGGTTGTATTTGCTTGTTGTCCCATTCCAACGCCAGCACCTATATTACTTGCAACGTTAGAACGATTAACTTGGTATTGATTAAACGCATCAGTTAAAGCATTTCCAGCATAACCTTGAGCAAATTGTTGGGCACCTTGAATTGCATTTCCACCAACCAAACCACCAGCAGCATTAAGTTGGGAATTTAATTGCCCCATGCCTTGTTGCAAACCAAATTGATAATTTGGCATCAAACGTGTCAAATCATCCATTGAAGGCTGGTTTGTAAAATAACCGTTGTTTAAATTTTGGTTGTATAAACTTGCGGCATTTTCGCCAACTGTACGATAAGGTGCATTTTGTGCATTAATTCTATCGAACATTTCACGGTTGTATTGCAAACCCTGTGCGCCAGTTGCCGCATATTGGTTAGCCGCATCCCGTGATGCACCGGCTGAAATTAGAGAGCCGCCAATTGTTGCACCGGCAACAGCTACCATTCCCCAAGTCATAATCTATACCCCTTTATTTTCAATTTTAGACAATTCGTCAACAGAAGCTATTAATCCCATTTGTTCATAATCTGGGGCTATTACTTCTTCCTCAATTTTGTCTAAATTTTCTTCGCCAACAAATTGCGTCAAATGAATTGTTGTCCACAAAGTATCTTCTATTGCATAAACTGAACGTTTTAAACCTATTTCAGAAACAAAAGTAACTGGACCTTCCAAATGTTTTTCACCAAATTCTGTGTAAATAATTACTTTACCTTTTGAAATAATATTAAGGTGTTCATGTTTGTGTATTTTACCGATAATTAACGTATCTTTTGGAATTAACATTTCCCGTGCGTAAGTGCAACACCCATATTTTTCGTCTTTTGGCGCAAAATAATGCTTAACAATACAATCTTCCAAAGTTGATTCAACAACACCATCTTCAATCATTTTATTAAGCCCGTTTTGTACGGTCAAAATATCCTGACGAAATTTAACTTTATCTAATGAATTGTTAGGATTAGTAAGATTCATGGGTTGTAATATGGCACTTTAAAAGGCTGGCCGTTAACAGTAATATTAATAAATCCCACCGGATTTGATGGAAGTGTAGCAGCCCCTTGAGTTGCTGTGGTTGCTGAAGTAAAGTTTATTATATTAAGAAAAAACTGCTGCCAGGCTCTAGTTGGCCGTTTTGTTTGGCCATCCAAAAATTCTGATTGTGGGTATGGATTACTTTGGCTGTTTGTCCAAACGCCATTACCTGAATTATTACTAGTAGCCATTTAGTTTTCCCCAGCTTCAGCTTTAAGATTAGCCGCCACAATAACGGCTTTAATTGGATCAGTAACTACCACTTCAAATATACGATCACGGGCTTGGCCTAATCTGCGCCAAATTGCACGGTTTTTATATGCACCCTGCAAACCTATACTTACCCAATATTCTTTAGACCAAGTAGAACCGCCATCATTTGACCACCGCAACATAGCCTGTGGATTTGCACCCAAAGTAGCCAAATTGTTTTGGCCAGCAATTGCTAAACCGGCTACGGCAACACCAGCCACCGCATTTGTTGGGCTTGTAGAACCAGTTACATTCCCTGATAAACCAACACCAGGCTGAAACAATATCTGCAATTCAGAAAAGTATTGGCGTTGAAAATCTGATACCAAATGGGGCGCACGGCGTAATCTACGTATTTCGCCACCGTCATCAGTATAAACATTTGGATCAAGCATATAAATCTGGCCATTTTCCCAATCGCCAACCAAATTCATGTTTGCAAAATGAGTATGGCAATTGCCACGGTGCCGGTGGTAAACGTTCTGCTTATCTACCCATAGCCATTTGTGCCACATTCCGGTGGCAATGTCGTAAGCCCAAGTTAAATCAAGTGTTGGAAAGCTAATAACGTAAACTTCATGGCCTTCAATTAAATATGTCCATGCCCGTGCATCACTAATTTCTGCGCCTTCAATGCTATTTTCTACAGCATGGGTACTAATTCTGGTTGGTGTGTAACCATTCATCATCATTACTTGGCCATCACCACGAATATTTTTGCTTAAATAAGCAAATGAATTACCTACTCGTGCTACCGAAAACTTGGCCGAAATACCGTGCTGGGTGGATGTGCCAGGAATACGCTGGAAAGCAAATGGGAATAATCCGCTATTTACCCAAACTTCACTAGATACTTCACCCATCAAATAAACTTCCCTGTGATCCACAATAAGTGAAACCAAGTTATCTGGCGCACCATCTTTTGAACTAAAACTTAATGATGGTGAAATTGGTGAAAGCGGCGCAGTAGAACCATATTGTTGTGTACCTGGCCTGTTATAAACAAAATAGTTATCCACAACATCAACTACATCAGCACCTTGAAATGCGCCATCATTTGCCGGCATAACGCTAAAGTTAAGACCGTAAACTGTGGTTGATGAAACAGTTTGTGAAGTAGAAACAACATAAGTACCAGCCCCGCCAGCACCCGTACCAAACGTTAATGTAAGTGTTAACCCTGTACCGTTACCACTTGTGATGGTTGTAGATGGTGTGCCTGGTTGTATTGTGTAACTACCGTTGCTAACCAAAGTTAAACCAGTTACGGCACCACTACCGCCAATTGTTGCTACCGTATAAGTAGCTTGTGCAGTATATACACCGCCATTGACCGTAATCGTGTCACCAACTGCATAACCAGTACCGGCTGCGGTAATGCTAAAACTGATTGCAGCAGAACCGCCCAAGGCCGTAATAATCGTTCCAGCCGTAATGCCGGTGCCTTGTAATGTTTGGCCTGGGTATAACGTGCCACTAGTAACAGCAGTTACAGTTAATGTAGTGCCTGAAATGCTTCCAGTTACTATTGCGCCAGCAGTTGCAGAATTAAAATCTTGTTGTGTGGGTATTGTGTGACTAATGTTAATTGTATAAGTACCAACGCCGCCAGTTCCAGTTCCCAAAGCCGTAATAACTGTTCTATCAGTAATTCCTAAACCAAATAATTGCTGCCCTGCAGCAATTGTGCCGCTTTTCATTAAAGAAACGGTTAACGTTGTACCAGATATGGTTCCTTCAAAAACAGCGGATGCCGGATTAGAAACACGCCATGTGTAACGATTTGTTCCGTCAACAATGTATAAATTGATGCCATTATCTGTAATGCCAACAATTCCGCTAGATGTATTTAATCTGCCAATTAATGTAGGTGTTAAGCTAGTATTTACAGCATAAACATAAGAACCACAAACAATGGCCATGTAATTGCCGCTAGATATATTACGCATCCCACGAACTTCAGCGTGGTTTAAAGTTAATTTGGTAACTAATCCTGGCGTTGGATAAAGTGCTACCACCCCGTACATACCAGGCTGTTTTAATGGATCAATTTCTGGTCTGAAATTAATACATTCTTGATCATCCTGGTAAATACTAGGTGCTTCGTATGATGGACCTACAAATCCGAAATCAGGCATTTCTAATCCTTAACGGAGTTCTACTGGGTACTGTATGCTTGCTGTGTAATTAATAACATAAGTTGCCCCAGCAGGAATTACTGCGCTGGCAAAAGTATAAGTACCATTATTTAAAATGTAAGCAACACGCACTCCACTTACAAGAATTTCTAAATATTGTCCATTACCTGTACTGCTACATTGAAAAATAATAGGTTTACCAGTTGAATTGGTATATGTTACGCCGGATGTTCTAGTTACAGATTGCCAAGTTTGGCCTACTCCAATAGCTTGATTAGTTGAAGAAGCCCAATTTGTTCCATCAGAAGTAAGAACATTGCCAGCAGTACCAGCAGCAGATAATCCAGTACCACCTTGCGCCCTACTCAATGGTGTTGTTAAACCAGTTATGGCGGTAGTATTTAATGTTGTTGATGATAATGTTGTTGCCGATAAAGTAGTAAATGCACCTGTATTAGGTGTTGCGCTACCAATTGCGCTTGGTGATGCAAATGTGTTATTTATTAAATTTGTAAAACCAGTACCAGAAGCGGTTCCAGTACAAACCATTGATGTAGCCGTTATTGTTGGCGATACAAAAACACCGTTATAAACAGCATTATTTGCATCATTTAACCAATCAGCAAATATAGTTGTTTGATTGTCAATAAAAGTAGTTGATGCCATAATTAATTACTCCAAGGCAATGGTAATTGCGTATAAAGCAATTGATTATAAACATCTATTTGTGCATTTATTTCTGTGGCTATTTTTTCTTGCATTTCTTCTATTTTTTGCGGCGTTAATGCTGTAATCAACCATCCTAAAACTTGTTCTTCAGTTAACTCTGCATAAGGCGTAAATGTTGTATTGTTATCAAGAATTAAATCTTGGGTAACATGAATATTTGATATATATGAATTAATCAAAGGATGGGTTTGTTCCATACCTTCTTTATTTTTTGCGCCAATATATTCAGCAATTATGCTAAAAACAACATTTTCCTGCCCCATATATTCTGGGTAAGATTTTAATGTAGTAATTTTCCAAATATAAGTAATCATTGCGTGAAACCCCCTGTAAGAATCCAGCCAGCATCTTTGGCCTTACTCATTAATAGCGCATCCTGATAACGTGATACCTGCATTGGTGCCATATTTGTACGTTTTATTGTAGATTTGGCCTGTGCCGCAAATGCACCAACTTGTGCTGCCAATACCGGATTTGTCTTGCCATACATTGGCATTAATCGTTCTGCTAGACACCAGCGCAATGCCAAAGTATAACCTTGTGGCAAGTTTGCATCATCATAAAGTGAAGCATAATTTCTGAAAATTGTTTCAGCAAATATGTGTACTTCACCTTGGCTTGGGCTTGGCCAAAAGAACAAATTACCTGAATCTACGCCAGGATTAAAATACAAAGCTTTAGGCCACGGACCACTTAATGTTTTAAGGCCAATAGAATTGTAATTATCAAGATTTAATATACCAACTGGATAGTCAATGCCACCATTAATTACTGGACTACCGCCTTGGCTTGTAGCAATACGAACATAAGCAGAATTAATTACTAATGGTTTTTGATAGTAAGCTTGTATTGTTTGGGAAGCTACTGCCGTTGGATAGTTAACATTAAGCAAATATGTACCAACTTCATTAACGTTACCGCCGGCACCAGTTAAATTAGATAAAATCTGTGTTCCGTTTAAAATTCCCGTACCACTTAAATATTGTCCTTGTGTTACTGCACCTTGCAAAACGTTTGTAACAGTCAATACTTTGCCAGAAATTGAACCAGTAAATTGTGCGCCAACAAAGTTTAGGGTTTGTGGGTTTGGTCCTATTGTGTATTGAACTTGGCCTGGTACAACGTTAAAGATAATTTCAGTAACGTTAAAAACCATCATATCTTCGTTAGACCATTGGTCAATTATGCCATTTAGCATTACCAAAGCATCTTGCGCTGCATCATTTGATGGAACTTCACCAGCTTCTAATGCGCCAATATCCTTTAATGCGCCACTAATAATATCGAACGGTGTTGGCATTTTTATTCCTTATTCAATAGTAAAAGTGCCGGCTAACCACGGAAAATCCACTTTTTGAGTTTTTTCAATTTTATTAATTTGATCTGCAATTGCCAATTTTATTGGGTTTATGCCATCAATAGTTGTATCTTTTTCTATCCATTGAAAAATATCTGATTCAACAATTTCAGATAATGCTTTATTTGCTATTCCGTCACTAAACACATGATTGCCTTCTGTTTCAACAATAATGTTTTTATCTTTTCCTGAAAGCTTGTAACGTACAGAAATTAGCTTATCTGCATTTCCAAATAATTCTAAAAATTCCCATTTATAAATAATCATTTTAGTTTTACCTTGCTAGTGCATTTTTGAATGGGTTTTCAGCAAAGGCTGCATATATATATATCCCACCGTTAGTATTGTAAGCAGCATCAGTATTTCTAATTTTAAATCCATTACTTAAACCATCAAATGAAGCAAATGTTCCTTCTGCGTTAACAAGATTAGGATATAACTCGTATTGTTCAACGTTATTTATATCCCTTGATGTGTCTAATATTCGCCAATTCGCTGTTGAATCTGTTCTTTTAATCATAATCCAACGGCTACGCATACCCGTATAGACAAATGGACCATCAACAGAACCATTGCCCGTATAGCTACCAAATGCAGAATAACCTGGTATTGCAGCAAAACAGTAAGCTATTAATTTTTGTGAAGTTGATGTACTTAGTGCATTACCAACAAGACTAAATACAGTAGATGTTGGTGCGGTATTTCCCCAAGTTCCTGCACCAGTTACAACAGCAGAAGATAAATCTAACATTATGCGGGCACTTGCCCCCAAAGATACTTGATAACAATACCAATTATCTACAACATCCCTATTTTTTACTATATAAAAACTAGGCGCAACTCCAAGTCCATGCCCTATAGTGTATGTTGAAGCATTATTTGGAACTCCAGTAAATGAAACAACACTAAATCCTGATGTTGTATTAGCACTTACTGATGATGTTATAGAACCATTTGTATTAGTGACGGGTGCAGAATCAGACGCTCTCCATGCCCAGTCTACTAAAGTTACTCCTGTCCCATAATCATTGTTTCCTAATGTGTAACCATTAGAATTAAACGCTGTAAAGTAATTTGATAAAGTCGTTTCAGCATTGGTTAAATTTGAGTTTAAATAATTGGTAAGACCACGAACAGAATCTACTAATTGATGGTTGAAAGCATTGTTTCTTGCTTTTTCCCATACAAAGTCAGGACTAAAGTTAAGTGATGTAATGCTCCCACCACTTGTTCCGAATCCATTTCTAAGAACAACATCAAAGTAGTCATTACCTTTTGGGATTGTTGGTGTAGCTAAGTTAAATGTATTGAGTGCTACAAATCCTGTAGGTGGCGTGTAAGAAAACGGTCTTTGGCCAAAGTTTGCAAATGCAGCAACTTGTGAACCACCACCATCACTAACCGCTGGAAA